GTTTTGGAATATGAGAGAGAGTCTGATGAGATGATTGAGGAAGAGGACTACGACGAAGATGATGAACCTAAAAAGTTTGATTTAATTAAAGATGGCTTGCCTTACTTAGAGTATTATCCTGGTGGAGAGAATCTTAAGAAAAAATTAACAAGAGCATACAATTATTTAAAGAATATAACAAAATACTAAATACTTATTCAAAAGGTGGATTTTAATATGACTTTTATAAAAGATTTATATATAAAGAAAACACAACATGTGCAGCCGTCTGAAGGTAGTTATAGTGGTCAAACTAGCAGTACTTCTTATGTCGATGTTTCTGGTGCTTCTTTTAGTTTTGATTGTAGTACTAATCTAGGATATTCAAAAGTTTTATTTGAAATTGCGATACAAACCGGGTGGGGACCGGATGCAGGAAACAACACGGGAGACTTGAAAATAGTTGAGAGCGTTGATCAAACAAACTGGACTGATGTTGAGAAATCTAAGGTAAGAATTGCAATGACTGCAACTTATCATGATAGTACGTTTGAGCATAGATTTACTTTAGATCCATGGGAAGGCACAAAATACTTTAAAGCGCAACTTAAATCATCAAGTACAGCAACTGATTTTTTTATTAATAAAAGAGGTTATAGCGTTTATGACTGGCTAGTACCGCCAGTCATAAACGTTAAAATTATTTAATATGACATACTTAAATTACAAAAACTATAAAACAGACACAACAGCAAATAGTTCAACACAAACAACAACTAACTCTGGTATTGTTGTTAACGGCCTGCTTTTTAATTATACTCCCGTGTCTAATGCAAGTAAAGTTATCTTTGAGTATAGCTTTTATGCAGAAAAAGATTATGGCATTCCTTTTCTATATACAAAAATTGAATATTCTAGTGATGGTGGCAGTTCTTGGTCTGACTTTGGACAATATCAAAAAATATACAGCTGTTCTGGAAATTTTAATAACTTTTATGTTCACTATAAAGTTGTATGTAATTTAGGCTCTTGGAGTGGTGAAAGAAAAATTAGAGTCAAAGCATACGAGCATAATTATAGTGGCTCATCAAACGTATCAGTATTGCACTATTGCAGTGACTTATCAGAATATATAAATACAAATTATTTAATATATAGCGAGTAATATCATGTCTTATGACCCTAGTTTGCCATTAAAATATCAAATAGTTGAAACGACAAATTCATCAGTTCAAACTGTTTCAAACAGTTCTGTAGAAATAAACGGTTCTAAAATTGATTATAATTTTTCTGAAGGCAGTCACATAGTATATAAATTTAGTTTTTATATGGATTGCAATGGAACTCATACAGCATCAATATTTAAGCTTGAAACTTCTGCAGATAACTCTTCTTGGAGTCACATTAATGGATATTCTTTGATGATTGGAGACGATAGAGCTGCTGAGAATCAAAGAACTAATGTTAATCTGTTTTTTGTTATACCTGTTTCAAGTATTTCAAGATATTTGCGTATTGTTGGATTTTCAATAAATGGTGTCACTAGTTTTGATCTTTTCCAGACTTCTTTTGAAGGAACAAATAGATATATAAACTCTATACTTGAAGTTTTTACAATTTAAAATTTAAGCCAATGATTTTTTAATCCACAATCCATCTTGATTTTCCAAGTCAATTGTTTCTCTAGAAGTTCCATTTAAATAAACTATTAAACCTTGTATAAAATAGTGGTCTTGAATAAGCTCTACAATTAAGCAGTTATTCTTTATTTTTTTACCGTAATAAAATATATCAATCATATCACCTTCTTTTAACTGCGATACAAATCGTATTTCTTCTTTGTGCTTATCTGACATTTATTTTAGTCTTTCCCCATCGCAAAGTAATTTGTGCATTGCTACTCAACATTTCAGTGCACGCATAAAAAGGTTCTACATCATAGAATTTAAATATTTTTTCTTCATCGTTGTATGTATAATCAATATTCTCTTCCAGCAGAGTTAAACCATTAAATATATTTGCTGGGTAATCTGCTAGTACTGGACCAATCTTACACATTATCTCTTCAATAATAGCGTTAAATGCACCATTAACTTGTTGTGTATTAACAATATAGTTATAGTCAATTGAGTTTTGATTCAGCACGTTACCACTAACACTTTGCAAAGCAGCAACGTTTGCATTGTCTACGCCTAGTGTATACGTTGTTATACAAGGATTTTGAACAGTTGTTTGTCTGCAATTATCTGGATTAATACTGAAAATATTATTTTGCACAAAGTCTCGAGAAGGATCAATGCCTTCATTAGGTGATCCGTCACTAATTAGAATAATATAATAAGATTCATAATCAGTATTTCTAATTTTAGATAGAGCGCTATTTAAAGGGGAAAGAAAATTAGTTCCTCCTCCAGCGTTGTAAGTATTTAAAATAGACAATACGTTTAATTTGTGTTGCTGACCTTTTCCAATAGGAGTTTCTATTATAACATTGTCGTTGTAAAGAACTACTGAATAGTTTAAATTATAGTCAGCATTTACAAATTGCCTTGCAGTAGTTTTTAGCTGATTTATTCTATTTCCTTGCATAGAGCCGCTAAAGTCTAGCAAAAGTATAACAGCTGTGTCTATTAACTCAATGTCATGAACTTCTTCGTTTACCTCTAAGATGTTTTCTTTAGAGACATATCCTCTTCCTGGATCATATGTGGATGTAATTTTAAATCTTCTCTTACACAAATCTTCAGCATTACATTCGAGTCCTAAGTCTTCACAAGAAAAGTCTGGCTCTGGTGAATCAAGAATTATTGCACATTGGTTTAAAGTATTACTCGAACAAATTGTTTCAATGTCATTTGAATTTCTTATGCCTTCTCCTGCGTCAATACTACACGTATCGAGCAGCTGTTTTTCGTAAGATATGTTTAAAGATATTCTTCCATATTGAATTACTATTAAAGAAATGCTAGCCAAGACAGCAGCTAGTAAAACTGTTGTTAGTGCTGCAAATCCTTTACTTTGAAGACTTTTTGAGGTATATAAGATGTTTTGTTCCATTGTAATTTTTATTTTCTATATTGTCTATATTCCAATAATGATTGCTCTGTTTAATCTGAGTATAAAACTCATGCATTAGCAAAACATCAATGTTTACACCCTGCTGTTTTAGAATGTCAGCAGCTAAGAGATTTGAATTAAACTTCCTGTCTCGACGTATTGCCTTCAACTCTACATATTTACCAGTGTCAGGATGATAAAAGTCCGGTGTGTATTGTTTGTCTCTTCCGTCATATTGAACTGTAAATGTTTTGTGCTCATATATATATGGCTTATTTGTAGCTTCACACCACCTTGCATAGTCTGCTTCTAAAGATGATTTAAAGAAATAATTTGAAGGTAAATCATACCTAAATCCTAGTCTGCCGTTAGAAGGTATTTCATGAAGACCACTGCTTTGTGCCTTGTTTTGACATTCCTTACCACAATACTTTGTTTCTCTGCCTTTAGGTCTTTGATATTCTATTGCACAATATTCACATTTAAGATTAACTCTTTCTTTTTTATTCTTTTTTAAATAACAAGCTCTAGAGCAATAAGTCTTTCCGCGTTTAGACTTAAATTCAATTCCACAAACTTCACATTGTTTTATTTCGTATTTGACGCTTGATTTGTTTTTGCACTCTTTAGAACAATATTTAGATGTTTTTGCTCTTGAAGCGGGCTTCTTGTATTCTTTTTTACAACATTCACAAATTAATGTGACTTGGGTTGATGTTCTTGACATACTTACTCCTTTTAAAATAAGTATGTCTTAGGGTTAAAACCCTGAGTAAACTACTTAGGAAAGAATTGTTTTAGATCGATATCTTGCTCTTTAGCTTGATCTAAATATTTTAAAGGATTATAAAAGTAGATATTTGAATCTTTAATTGATTGCCAAGATTGTCGAATGCCTTCCTTTAAATCTCTTGTCCTACTAAAGCCCAAGGTATCTACAAGTTTTTTATTGCTTAACCTATGATTTCCAAGATAATCAGTTTGTGGGTGCCATTGTATTACAGGCTTTAAATTAAGACCAGTTACTTCTTCTATTAATTCTACAATTTCCAAAGTATTATGCGGGTTTTCTGCTGTAATATTGAAATCGTCGTTTAATATATTGTTTGTAATTAAGTCCATTATACTACTACAAAAGTCCTCAACATGCATATAGTCTTTTATTTTTTCTGGATTTAAAAACATATCTAAACTATTTATTTTGTTTTTTAAACAGAACAAAGACTTAGATATAAGAGAGTTCATGTCACCTTCTCCGCCGTAAGCAAATAGCGGTCTCACGACGAGCCAGCTTTTAGCGTTATTTTTAACTGTCATTTCACCTGCATATTTTTGAATTGCATAGTTTGTCCTAGGTAATATTTTGCTATCTTCAAAAATATCAGATTCTTGATATTGATATGTATCATAAATAACTGTCGTTCCAATATATACGATCGTTGTGTTTGTATTATTAGCAGCTTCAGTTAGAACATGTGTGCCTAATATGTTTGTATTAATTGCTCGCTCAGGGTTTAATGCAACTACATCTGTACCTACTAGGGCTGCATTGTGAACAATAACGTCAAGCTCTAAGTCTGAAAGTAGTTGTGACCACTCTTCAATAGAATTTCTATATACACAAACTTCTCCTACTCCTGTACGAATATAATCTTGTGAAT